ATGCGTGATGAGTTCGGAGTGGAGTCTACGGTTTATCGGTTTCGTGTGCGTGGTCAGTTCCCCAACAGCGAGAGCAACCAGCTAATCAAGAAAGAGTGGATCGATGAGGCATGCGCCCGAAAGGGAACCTTTGAGGAGCCCGCCGACAGCAAGCGAGTCATGGGGCTTGACATCGCCTACGAGGGGGATGACTGGTCAGCCTTGGTCATCCGTAAAGGACGGACGATTGAGCATGTTGAGATGTGGTTCGGTAACGACCCTATCCAATCAGCAGATAAGGCCGAGGCAGTCTACAACGATTGGCTGAACGCCGGTAAGCGGATCGCTGCTATCAACGTGGATGATATCGGATACGGTGCCGGTACATGCGCGTCCCTGCGAAAAAAGCGCCTGCCCGCCTATGCCGTTGTGGTCAGCAAGAACGCACCTGAGGATGGAGGCACGCGATGCCATCGTTTGCGTGATTGGCTGTGGTGGCAGGCCCGATTGTACTTTCACCATAAAAAGCCGCAGTTCGCTGAAGTCAACGGCGAGTCATGGCACCGCTTGTTCGATGAGCTGACCAGCCCTCTGTACGGGAGTAATATCTCTTCCGGCAAGATTGAGGTCGAAGCTAAGAAGCAGATGAAGAAGAGGATCAAACGCTCCCCTGACGTTGCAGATGCATTCTGCTTGACGTTCTTCAATGATTGGAGCATGGTTAGGGACCATACTAGTAATCTTGTAAGCAAAGAGTCAGAGCTAGAGAGGTACAGACGGACCCGCTCGCGGAGGCAACCAAAGGTATCCGCTACGAGGTGGCGAACGCTTTAATTACGCGCATGTGCTTGACTTTTGCATAAGTATGCGCTGAATTGCTGCAAGGAGATACTTATGCCAGTTGCAACACCGACAGTCCCTGAACACCGCTTTCACACCATGCTTCTCGACGCCATACGTCATGAGCATGATTGGCGCGAGAGAGCGGAAAGAAACTTCCGCTACTATGACGGGGACCAGTGGACCGATGCTGAGATCAAGACGCTCCAAGAGCGCGGCCAGCAGGCTACTGTAATCAACATATGCCGCCCTCAGGTTGACTCACTTCACTCCATCTACCTACAGCGCAAGACCGACCTTAAGGTGTTGGGCCGCGAGATTTCCGACGATCAGGATGCGCAGGTCGCCACACACCTACTGAAGCAGGTGATGGATCAGTCGGGCTTTGAGTTCGGTGAATCCCAGTGGTTTCGCAGCGGGTGCATACCTGGGATCGGGTGGCTTGAGATCTGCCTTGAGCCCGACGAGATGGATGACAGCGCCAATCCCGAAGAGAATATCTACGTCAGGCATGTCCATTTCGAGGATATTTTCTTTGACCCATACGCCCGCAGCATGGACGGCTCCGACTTCAAGTGGGTATGTCGAAGGGTGTGGATGAGCACTGAGCGCCTGAAGGAGCTTTACCCAACCAAGTCAGAAGACGTTTCTCGCGTGTCTACTACACTGGGGGACGCCTTCAACGGCGCTGAAAGATTTGCACAAGCCACCACCGCAGACACCGCCGCTGTCAAGTATTACGATGGAGAGAACCAGCGGATCGCTGTCTACGAGATGTGGTATAAGGATGCATCCCGCAAGGTGCATCGGGTCGTTTTCGCCTACGATGTTTTCTTAGAGGGTGGCGATGACGATTCGATGAACGATGACCCTCTCGAATGTAACATCATCCCGTTCGTCCCCTTTATTGCGGCCCGCTCCCGCCAAGGTCTTCCGCTTGGCATCATTGACTTCACCTACCCGCTACAGGATTCCCTGAACAAGCTGTACAGCAAGTGGCAGTGGAACATGATGACACGCCAGATGATCATCGAAGACGGGGCCGCAGATGATATCGACTTCGTACGTCGGGAGCTGGCAAAGCCGGACGGCATCATCGCCTTGGAGGTCGGCGGGCTGGGGAAGATAGAAATCCCCGACAACATCAACGAATCTCAGCACTTGTCCAACATGATGCTGATGATCAGCCAGTTTTCTCAGCGTGTGTCCGGCATCAATGACGCGCTCCTCGGAGTCGGCGGGGTCAACGCCCGCAGCGCAGAGCAGGAGGCCAGCCGACAAATTCAGGGCGCGGCCATGCAGTCAGCCATCCTTGACAACATGTTTTGCTCAAAGAAGAGGCTTGGTCGGATTGTCCTTAAGATGATCGCCAAGCACTATACGATGCGCAAGGTAGCCCGCACCGTGGCACCGAACGGCGAGAGCCAGTACTATCAGATCAATGAAGCATATGTCGACTCCGCAGGCCGTGAGGTCAAGCGCGAGATCAAAGACATTATGCGCTACGACCTTGTGATTGAGGTTGCCCCGCAGTTCGATACCGTGCGGCAGAATCAGTTACAGAACATCGCTGAGGTCGCTAAGACCGGCGTAATTCCGGCCCCAATTGCCAGCGAGATTATCGTTCAGCTTGCGGATTTGCCGGATAAACAAGCTTTGCTTGAGAAGATGCAGCAATATTTTTCTCAGCAAGAGGCTTTGCTTGCACAACAGGGAACGGTACAATAGAGGGAGAGATAGATGGAAGATATCCAACAGGATTTGATCTCACGGTTTGACACGGGCGGCGGCGAAGAGACCTCGCAATCCCGCGAAACCGAGCAGGCCGAAGAGACCGAATCAACGCAACCGGAGCACTCCCCGCAACCAGCGGGCGGCGACGAGGGTGAGGATAGGCCACCACAAGGCAGTCAGGAGACCGCCGAAGATCAGGGAAGCGAAGGCGATGAATTGCCTCCACACCTTGAAAAGCGCCTGAAGGACACCTACTCCAATTACACCAAGGAGCGCCAAGCTCGCCTTGAGCTGGAGAAGACAGTCGCCCAACTACAGGGTCAGATGGCCGCGATGCAACAGTCGCAGCCTTCCGAGCCGACTAGTAAGCCTGTAACCGACAGTGACGCTTTCAAGGAGTTCCGTGATAACTTCGATGATAATCCTGAGGCCGCCATTGAGAAGCTGATTCAGTCCCGCACGACGGAGCTACAGCAGCAGATCAATGAAGTCGGGTCAAGAGAGCAGAAGAAGGAAGCTGCCCGCCTTGACCAGCAAGAGGCCGAGTGTCGTAAGAAGTACAAGGATTACGATGAAGTGATGACTCCATTCGTGGAGCTGCTTAAGACTGATCCAACTACTCACGAGGCTTGGGTAAGTAATGGCCGATCCGCTGAAGCCGCATATCAGTTGGCAAAGCGCAAGGCCGATTATGACAAGTATCTTGCGACAGGTGTGATGCCTGAGCCTGAGAAGTCGGAAGAGACAGGCGAGCCAGCTAAGCCACCGAATCGTCGGGGGCGAACGCTGTCAAACGTACAGTCTCAATCACCTGCTCCGGTCGCCAAGACGGGACCAGCAGCAGGGATTCCAACCCATCAGTCACAGTTTGCGGAGCACCTGTTCGGGAACCGATAGGATGGATTAAGAAATGGCCTTTCTTATTCGCGAAGCCGATTCAGCGCTTACACCTGTCCAGCACTCAAACAAGATCTTCACCGAGCATCTGAAGCTCATGAGCCTGTTCAATGCGAGCGGGCAGCAGGGTTCCGGTATGCCGATTGTGATGGATTTTGAGCTGAAGGGTAAGGCCGGTGAAACGGTTGTACACCACTTCATTCCGCATGCGTATGCTTCACCGCTGCGTGGGCAGAAGAAAACCATTATTGGCAACGAGAACTCCACCGAGGAGTTCAAGCTGGAAGTCAAGGTCAACGAAGTCAACTTTCCTTTCCGCAAGAAGGGTAAGATGACCGATCAGCGTTTGATCTACAGCGCCCGCGCCGAGATGTCCCGTCAGATCACGAACCACTTCGCTCAGTACAACGAGGACCAGCTCTTCAAGGTCATGAGCGGCATTGATTTCGAGGATGACGATCAGACCGCATGGGAAGCTGCGACCGACACCAACGACCGCGTGAGCGGTGCAAGTCGTTGTATCCGCGCTGACGGTGCCAATGGTGCCACTGAGGTCACTTCGGCTAACAGCGACAATGTCGCATTGGTCGCCGCCATGAGCTCGACTGATACCATGAGCCCGTACCTGATTGAGTCGGCTGCGGTAATGGTTCGCACGGCAGACGCCACGTCTAATGACAGCGCGTCGAGTGTCACTAACACCTACAAGATGCACCCGATTCGCATCGGTAAGAACAATGAAGAGTTCTTCATCCTGTACGTGTCCCTCGAAGTCGCCAAGACTCTGCGTTTCAACGCCGATTGGTTGGCACACGTTTACGCACTGGATGAGCGCGGTCTTGAAGACTCCGCTATCGCATCCGGCGCACTGGGCGTGTGGGGCAACGTCATCGTCAAGCCGTCTGAGCGGATCATCCGTATCAGCGACGGTTCCGGTGGCTTCTACTACCGCAATCTTCTGTTGGGTGCCGACGCTGTCTTCAGCGGTTGGGTCCAAACACTCGACTACACGGAAGAACTGTGGGACCATGAGCGCGAGCTGTCTTCTAACGGGTCTGAGATCCGTGGTGAGAAGAAGATCACGTTCAACGGTGTGGACTGCGGAGTGGCTCAGGTCATTACCGCTGCGTAAGGAGGATTAAACTATGGCTACGACTAATGTGACACTCCACAAGAACGTCGGCCTGAAGCAGCACCCACAGCTCGTTTCGGCTCACATCGCTACGTCTTCGGGCAAGGCGACTGTGACCGCCAAGGAGTTGGGTCTGCGTTACATCCTCGGATTCGCAGGCGCACCGTGGGGTGCCACGACCACAGAGGGCGCGTCGTTGTCCACAACGACCGCATTGCCATCGAACAACGGCGGAGTCACTTCAGTAGCGATTGAGCTAGTGGATGACACTGGTGCTTTCGATGATTTGTCATGCACTGTCCTGTTTTGGGGCATTGGTTAAGGAGTAACCTATTATGGGTGCTTTCGACAACAAGGTAGCCTATGCTGACTACCGCGATAGCAATGTCCGGATCTCGCGTCCGTTCATTGTGACCCCCGTGGTGGACAGTGTTGACACCGTGGCTACGCATAACCTGTTCACGATTCCGGATGGATTCGCCCTCGCTGGCGGTTCTGTCATCGTCACCACGTCCGTCACTTCGGCTGGCGCGGCGACGGTTCAGTTCACCGTTGATGGTGACGCTCTCACTGGTGCAATCGGCAAAGCCGATCTCGCTGCCGGTGACGTTGTGTCGCTGGAGTTCGGTGCTACTGACGGCACGACCGTGACCGGAGCGTATGCCAATGGCGCTGACACTCAGTTCAGCATGGTGGTGGGTACTGCGGCTCTGACCGCTGGTAAGTTCACTGTCATCTTGGACTTGGTGCACGTAGACGCCATCAGCTAAGCAATTTGTGGGGGGATGGGTGCAAGCACCTATCCTCGACTCCCCTCGCTGGACGGACCCTACCTGTCCCCCCATAATTGTTTAAAGGAGAAAGGCATGTCACAACGACAGAGACGCCGCCGCAGAGATGCAGCCCTTCGCCGCAAGAAGCTCATTGAGATCATGATGATGAAGGAGACTCAGTGTGTTCCAGCGCTTGCAGATGAGCCGGTTCCTGAGGTGGAGCCTGATCCTGTTCCTAACACCCTCACTAGTAACCCTGTTAAGGCATTATCGGATGCCGCTGCTAATGCAGGTCGAGGCTTACTCTCAGCCGCAGACGCGATCATCAGCAAGAGGATTGCAGAGAATGAGTGCAAAGACATTTGACGATGTGCTGGCTCGCGTACGCCGCACTCTTGGTGGTGACGGCTCTGTATCATATTGGCCCGATGACGAGCTAGCAGACTACATCGATGAGGGACAGCTTCAGTACTGCCGGAAGACCGGCGCACTCCGCAAGCAGTTCCCTCTTGTCCTGAAAGAGAATCAGGAAACCTACACTTTACCCCCTGACATTATCACGATCCTCCGCATGGAGAATCAGGAGGGGGACCAAATCCTGCCGACTTCCTCGGACCGCATTGAGATGCGGATCTCGCGTTTTCGGGGGGACACCGACACCTACCCTGAGTACTTCTACGCTGACCTTGACGGCGAGAACTCAATCCGTTTTTACCCGCGCCCGAACCCGTCTGTTGAGGCTGATCGGCTGTCGTTTGCCTGCCGTGACCTACAGGAGCTGACACTGCGGTCAACTGCTTCCGGTGGCTGGCCCGGTGTTTTTTATGATGAGTTTCAGGATGTCTTGTACGTAGCTGACGATGACGGCATTCACTTGATTGATCCCGTTACGTTTGACGTGAATGACACATACGCTCATGGTCACACCACAAGTACGGGGAGTTACACGCTGGCAGTTGTTCCTCCCACGCCTGACGTAACCCCGACTGAGCCAGCCGGAACGATCTACGTGTCATAT